CGGCTGTGATAGCCTTCTGTACATCGCTACTTACATGCCCTGCAAGCCCACAATGTTTAATAGATGCCCTCTATTGAGTGTAAAAGTATAACACTATTTTGAATAAACAAAAAAAAGTTCCCCAAGAATGAGGAACTATAAAACGTACTGTGATATGAAAGAGGTTAATCCATCTGATGCACGACCATTCGCATGTAGTCGGGGTGGTCGGGGTGGGTGTAATGTTCTTTTGCCTTTAGTTCATTTAGCCGCCTGAAGTTATTCATATAATTTATGTGGTTAGGCGACAAAGTGTCTTTACATAACGCTCCGTGCCAGTCCCTGTCGCCCCATTCTTTACTATTGCTGTCCTTGCCCTCACTCTCCCTAACCGCATCAATCAAACTATCCGATTTGCCCGTCATGGCTGTGTGTATTGTACTCATATTTTGTGTGCATTAAGTGTAAACTCATTATTCCCCACCCGTTCAATGCTGTACTGATAAACATACCCGCCATGTACGAATGTGTGCGATTCAAACTGCATTGTAATGTTACCCTGCATCATGATTCTACATGCCCGTTCTAAACTGTATTTGAACGTATCAGGTGCGCTGTCGGCAGGGTGCGTGAATGTGGTTGTCATATACAAATATACTACTTTATCAGAAAAAAAAAAGCCGCCCGTAAAAACAGGCAGCCCCCTTATAATTCACATTCAAAACCACTAGCGCAAATATACGGCATTTCTGAATAATCTATCATGTCCTGTTCCATGCTGCGAAAATAAAAAAAGCCACTCGAATTAACAAGTGGCTTTTACCGTTTAGCATCCTTTGCCTTTTTTCTTTCCTTTTGCCATAGCTGTTTTTATTTAGAGTAATCAAATGCTGGGTTAGACTTTGCCAACGATTCTATGTGTGCGTCAAATTCAGGTGAGATAACCGCCTTACCTGGGTTTGCTTCCATCCACTGTTTTTTAGCCTGTGAGAACGTAGCTGCCCCGCCTGTATTCCCTGCTCCTGTACTGCCTATATTCCTGCCCTGTGGTGTTGGTGCTGCGTTCCAATTCAATTCGCCGAATATCGTCTTTACGGCTGCATCTCCTATCATCGGTGCGTGTGTCGCCCCGTCCTTATACACTTCGCCGTTCTTCTTCCAAATAATTCCCTTGTCGCTATTTTCAGGTTCGTACCCCCTTAGTTTCAACACTTCCAGCGTTTCTTTCTTAGTCAGACCAGCAGGGTGTTCAGGCAATACGCTCATAACCTCAAAGTTAAACTCTGTCCGTGCTGCAAGTCCTTTAGCGTTCTCTACTTCCGACTTGTACGTTTCAACGTCTTTCAGTAGTAGCGTGTTCTGCTCTTGTAGCTGCGCCAATTTGCTATCCTTGTCTTTATTGATAGCATCGTTCAACTCGTTCACCACATCGCCCCAACGGTTTCCCTTCACTTCAAATCCACGTTTTTTCAATTCCGCCTTAGCAATGTCGAACGCCTTACTTTCCCCCGCCTTTTCACGCTGCAATCCTATGTTTTCGTCACGCTCTGCAAGTTGTTCATCTGTAAGCAGCTTGCCCGATGGGAGCGTAACTGACACTTCCTCTTGTGCTGTGTAGGCTTTAACTACTGCGTCAATGTCAATGCCTAACTCTTTTAGTCTGTCTATGTCTTGTTTGTGTAGCATAACTATTTGATTATTGTTTGTGTTTGGTTAAGTAGATAGATGTCGCATGGGTAGGCACTTGTAGCCGATCCTATCTGTGCGTTCAGCGTCACAACGGCATGTAACGGCAATCTCATTGCTACGTTCTTTGGCTTGTCTGAAATAAGTTCTATTCCGACAATCTTACTATGCCCGTTAATAGTTTCCTTAATCGGGTAGCCTCTGTACTTGTCGAAGAAGTACGAGTTGTTACGGTTCAACCCGCCTGACCTTACAGCCATCGAGTGTGACTTTTGATCCCGTACCTGACCCTCAACAAACGTAAAATACTCTTCAAACTTTACGCCCTTCAACCGTGTGTAGTCAAATGCCGTTAGCGGGTTAGATTCATCAAATGCTGGTTTTGCGTAGTGCTTCGCCACCAACTCGCCCGAGTCTGGGTCTGTTTCAGTTAGCGTGTCCATGATTTTTTCGGATGTTTCCTCAATCTGCTCATTCGTTAGAGTCGGATCCGTTGTTTGTGTCTGTTTCTTCGCCATCTTCTTCTTTGTTTAGTTTAGTTATCAAAGGTAAACAATATTTGTATAATTTTTCACGTAGTTCTGATACTTCCATTGTGAGCCACTCACTTTCTGACACAGTTGTACACCATTGGCTGTAATACCTGCAAGCGACTTTGTCCCTGTCGTCCACATACTCGCTGCTTTCGATGCTTGTAACATTGTCGTTCGGTAGCGGGTAGGCTAAATACTTCTTAGTTTCGATTACCTGCTTATTCGGGTTATTCTTATATGCTGCTTTTATGTACTGTATAGTCAATGCTGTAATAGTGCTAGGCGGGTCGTAGTTCTTCTTCATCAGATGCACCACGTCTAATAGCTCTTCAGGAGTATTCAGCACATAATCCCTGTTGTAGCTTACCGATACCGATGATGGCTGCTGATTCTTGTAGAACTGAACAATAAAACTAATCAGCATACTTTCGGAGTGTTCGCACCAGTCTGCAAGGCTATTTAGTACCGACCGCTTCGGCTGCGTGTCAGTGAGTGTCTTTGTCGCTGTTTCCTGTATGTTCTGTTTTCCGTTAAAGTCAACATTGACAGGTGAATTACTCCCCCAATGCGTGCGATACATTACCGCCTCTAATGCTGTCAATGCTTTGTTCTGATACTCCATTGACGCAATATCAGGCGTTACGTAGCCGAATATCTTATGGAAGTCAAAGTTAATTTCCTTCAACATCTCTAACGGGAATCGGCTAACGTCTGACACTTTTGTTTTGCGCTTATACCCTGTGCCTATATCCATGCCGGGAGTACTACAATCGGGGCAAGGCAAGCCGCCTTTAACGCCCTCGCCCCTACATGTACCGCATTGCAGGAATGGTTCAACCGCCTTAGCGAATCCGTGATAATTTTTCTGCAACTGCTCAACAGACCTGTCTTTTAAGAAACAGTCTGCTAACTCGATTATCGGGTACAGGCGTGACATGAATCGGTTGTGGTTGGTAAAGTCCACAATGTCAGATATGATGAACCCTGACACCTGACCGAATACGTTAGGCACTGTATTTATCTCAATAGCTTGCCCGTTATCGTACTTAACCACTGTGTCCTGAACATCGTCTATAAACCTGAAATATTGCGCTGTGGATTGCATGTCCATCATCACGCCACCGATGTCATACGAACGATAGTCGTGTTTGTCTATTTTAAAACAAACATACTCTAAGTGCCTGCCATTGTTCTTATAGTCCTGAATTGACTTAATGCACTTGTAGGTGACCATAGGCTTTTGCCCGTCATGCTCTACAAATAACAAGCCCATCGGGTCTGCATTATATGCGTCATATCCCACTCGCTGCATCCATTTGCGCAATGGCATCTTATTGCCTAAATCAACCGTGTATCGTGCAATATCCTCATCTTTTGATACAGGCGAGCCGATTGTTATTTGACCTCCAACTGTTGTAAATACCTGTTCTTCCTCTTGCAGCAATCGGTTAAACAGGTCAACGTTACTGATAGCGTATTTCTGCCTTATCGGGTGTACATCGTCATTCTCAAAGTGGTCTATTCGCTCTATTGCAGACTTCATCCCTAAGCCCCTAAGATGCAGCATGTTCTTTTCGTATGTTGCCACACCATACTCAATAAGTTCTTTACTGTGCGGGTGCTTAATTATATCGGCTATCTCCTGAAGTGAGTGTTGCATTATGTAAAATTATGTCACAAATATATTACTTTTCTTTGACTTGAATTTATTATACTCGTTTTCAAGTACTGTCGTAATGATATACCGTTTTGCGTCTGAAAAGTGTCCGATAGGCTCAAACGTCACGCCAGACTCCTTGTCTTTCTCTTTTCGTTTCTGCATTGTTCCGTCTTTGTCCTCTTGAACGGTAACGTAATCTTGAATGCTTTTCCTGCAACTATCCGAAATTAATATACTCCACCCCATGTAATTAAACTCATATATCTCGTTAATGAACGATGCGGATATTGCAATCGCAGGGTGTGCTTTACGAACCTTGTTCACTACATGGAATCCGTTTTCCTTTATTTCTGCTATGAACTTATCATAGAATGACGCACTATTTTCATCAACTACACTCCTGCTATTGCCCGATGGGTCACCATGCACGTAAATAACGTTTTGGTAGTCTATCCTTTTAAGGTAGTCACAAAGTACCCTTGCTGATTTGACTGCGTTGTTATTTGGTGACACACACGGCAGCTCATGTACTTGCCTTATCTGCTTCTCTGCTACATCAACCTGCCATAATGAAAGTGTTACGTATGGTATAACGTTCTGGTCACACGATACATGAATTACGCCATCCGATACCTTCATGGGGTGTACGTGCTTAGATTCATCGAACCCCTTCCAGAACTCGCCACCTGTTCTAATCACACCGCGTTCACCGTTCGCATAGATACGGTACTGGTTAGGCTTATGGATTCTGTCAAATTCGTATGTCGCTAGCGTATGCTCATCATAGAATCCGCCTTTACCCGACGGGTGTCCGACTACCCAAAAGTTATCACGGTATGTTGTTTTAATCCATAGCGTATCACCTTTTGTGTTCTTTCGCACAAACGAATATTCAGCGTCTAGGTTGCTGTATTGCTGCTGTGTAAATAGTGGTTGGTCAACCCATGTATCAAGGTCTATGTACGACTTATACTGCCACAATTCGGCTGATACAGGGTTCCAGTCGCAGATAAATTTCTGATTCGGCTTACCCCTTAGACGCTTCTTTAGCTGGTCCCATTGCTTTTCCGAGAATTGGTTAAACTCGTTCAGGTACACGACGTTTATATCCTCCATTCCCTTTATGTTTTCCTCATCATCTAGCCCCCTGAAACGTACCGAAGCCTTATCGTCTATACTCTTAATGTGGTCTTGCTGGAAATAGTAGTAATCATTGAAGTCCAAACCACGTGAAGCGGTCTTGAACGACTTGTAAACGGAATCGAATATGTCAACGTGAAACCGTCTAAATACCATTGTGCTGTACTCATGTTGGTACATATCCATCAGTAATGCCTGACACATTGTATGTGTCTTGCCTGCTGACGACCCACCCTCAACAAGTATGTAGCGTATTGATGGGTCGCGCAATGCGTCTGCAATGTGCCAGAAAAGCGGGTTAAATAGTTTTGTGTTAAATATCCGATTCAAAGCCGATACGCTTAACGGTTATGTCTGACTTTTGTTTGTTGTCTGCCTCGAATATGCCACGATGCTTACCAAGTAATTCAAGTGCCTTAACCTTATCATGCAACTTCATTTCAATGCCGTCCTTGCCCTGTTTAATTGACGAAATAGCCCTTACTTTATCCTCGGTCATAGTTTGTGTTGCATTGACCTCAACCAGCTTAAATTTTGACGTTTTACCGTCTTCATCATCCGATTGCACCTCAACCACGTTAACGAAGTCATCAACGCGGGCAAAAGCAATGTATGCAATCTCTTGTAGCACCCTGTCAGCAGTTATTTGCGTCCTTTCCCCTCTCTCTTGCTTTAATTCCTTAATACGTTCTTGTATGCTAACAATCGCTAATAGCTGCGCACCTTTTACATTTGCTCCATTCTCGCTATATCCTGCCCTAATTGCCGCCTGTGCTCCGTTCAGGTCTATGAGATATTCCTGACAGAAACGTTCATATTTTGGATTGCTTAATTCCGCCATACCCCAAAGATACGGGTTAGTTGATACATGACAAAATAAATGTTTCCCACTCTCTGAAAGTACGAATGACGAAGACAGGTACACCCACTAACTGGTAACGGGAATGGATGTCGCGTTGTTCGTTACTAACCACCCCATTCGGCAACTTCAATTCTGCGGCCATTGCTGGCTAAAACGGCTCATCCTCATCGAAGTCAGGTAATGAGCGGTTCTGAAATCCTGCATTCGGTTTCGGGAAATGCTGTGCAAACGGGTCAGGCGTCGTCCATCGCTGAATATCACCGTTGAACTTGAGGCACACATCCCCACATTTACCGTCCCTGTTTTTCTCAAACAAAATCCAATGTTTTTGTTCTGTTTCCGATACTTCCTGCCGCCAAATCATCATTACGATATTTGCGTCCTGTTCCAATGCACCTGATTCACGCAGGTTTGCGAGAGAAGGGCGTTTATTTGCTGTTTTTTCGACTTCACGGTTTAACTGGCTCAATGCTATTACCGTGATGTCTAACTCCGAAGCAATCAGCTTTAGTTCACGGGAAATGCTTGCTACTTCCTGTTCACGGTTGCCGTTCTTGTCTTTTTGCCCTCTAATTAGCTGAATGTAATCGACAATGACCAGTTTCACGTTAGGGTTTTTCTTCTTTTCACGCCTGATACCCGATATGATTTTGTTCAGGCTTTGCGTCTTATCGTCAATTTTTATATCTAAAGAGTTAAAAAATCGTATCTGTTCGTGAATCCGCTTCTCCTGAAACTGCGATAACTTGCCTTTGCGTATGTCGTGAAAGAACACATCCGACTTGGCGGCTGCAAATCGTTTAACCAGTTCTTTCTTATTGGCTTCGAGTGAGAATATCAACACCCCGCAATTTGCATTAATGGCAAAGTTTAGGGATAAAGCAGTTTTACCTACCGATGGACGTGCAGCGATTAGTACAAGGTTGCTCGGCTGCCATCCGTCCGTCATTTCGTTTATTTCGGCATAGCCTGTATCTATTCCCGTCAATCCTTCAGGTATGTGTTTCAGTTCTTCAAAATCCATCAGTATTTCGGTAAACGTTTCACCTACTTTCGTGAACGATGAAACGCTGTTACCTTCCGATATTGCCTGAATCCCTTTCTCCACGTTCTGCATCAAGTCGAAAACGTCCGTTTCCTCACTGTATGCGTCATTGATTGCTTTGCCACATATACGGATAACCTCACGAGCGTTAAATTTTTCAACTACTATCAGGCAATGGTGTTGCATGTGAGCAGTCGACGTTACGCCAAGTGATAGCTGCGTGAGGTGGTATGCACCGCCTATCATTTCCAACTGTCCGTCTTTCCGTAACTGGTCAGTAACCGTTAGCAGGTCAATCGGATAACCACGTTCGTTTAATTCGAGCATAGCGGCATAAATCTTCTGATTCTTGTCAAGGTAGAAACACTCATGCGTAGGAAGTATCTCCATTGCCACCTCAAATGCCTCACGTTCGAGTAAACACGACCCGATAACCATATCCTCTACATCGGTGGCTTGAGGCGGCATTTTGCCGTAAATAATTGCGTTACTTGGTTTCATTTAGTTTGACCCAGTTTGTAAAGGTGAGATAAGCTGATTTGTACTTTTTGAGTAGTGGTTGGTAGTTGTGCATCCGTTGGCACATTTCTGCTATATACGTCCAGTGCCATTTGGTTTTCATTTTCTCAAATTGCTTTTCGGTGAACGGCTCTTTCATTTGCAACAGTGTGGGCGTGTTCTCTTTTTGCCATGCCTGAAACTTCAAAAAGTTTTCGTTGACGTTGACCGCATCGGTAGATGCGGGGGCAATAACACTATCCTTTTCTTTACTATCATTTACTTTACTTTCCTTTATAGCATTGCCATCGCTATGCGTTCGCATTGCGTTCGCATCATCTCTGTTACTGCTTTCGCTTGGCGTTAGTTGATTGTTTGAGCCGCCCCACCTGTTTTTAGCTGATTGTGAGGCTTTTAAAGATTTCTCATTTCTTTTATCTAATCTTTTTTGTACAGAATCGGATGACAATATACCATCTTCGATGCGAAATAACCCAAAGTCTTCGATTACAGATTTTACTATATTTACATCGCAATGAAGGTCATAGGCTAAATCTTCATAGGTATATGTTAATTTATTATCGTTTATATATAAATCCTCAACTATAGCCCAATAAATGCCATAGCCTAGAAAGTTATGCCGCCTCAAAAGTGACTTTATTTTACTGTCGTTTCTTGCCGTGTAATCATGGCTGAAATAGTATGTATCACCCATACAAAATTAAAAATCCCACAAGGGATTGACGGGTGGAATCGGCTAACTGTTTTACGGTCAGCCTCCGTCAGCCCCTTGTGGGCTAAAATATCGTTAATCACCTAGGATTCCACCTCTAAGTGTTATTGTGCTAAATTACGAAATCTCCATCAATTCAGCAAAAAAACAGGTAATTTTTTTATTGGTTTGTAGTATGGTAATTGATTCAGAATATCAGACTTTACAGCCCGTTTCTCAATGGTCAGGCACAGGTAATACATGCCGCTCCTGACATACATATCGTGAATCGCTGCAACCTCGAACGGGTTAGAATAGCTTTGTTGAAGTAATTTTATCATACAACTCAAAAAACTCCATTGGTGTAGAAATAAATTCATATATTTTACCTAAACGCCTTAGTTTGTCTTGTCTATTTAGCTGTTCAACACTTGCCTTATCCTTACCCACCTTAATCTCAATATCGAAACTCGTTCCGTTCGGGTGAATACAGGCAATATCAGCCGTTCCTACCTTAGTTGACGAGCCTATCCACTTACCCTGTACCTGCCTACCTTGTACGTTAATACGGTTGCCATCGCCACCTACCCAGTCAAGGTAATTTGTGATGAAGTTGGTTAGCCCGTTTGCCGTTTGGTAGTCGGGTATCTTTGGCGTTAGGTAATGCCCGTCTTTGAATGCAGCAGGGAATTTAGATTCAAACCATGTCTTATGGGCTGCGTTGTAGCGGTCTTTTACTTCCTGTGGTATCGGATACTTTGCGGGCTTCTTTCGTTTCTTTGGTTCAGGGTCGAAACTACCCATCATCTGCGATAGCCAAAATTCTTCGTGATTCTGCATAATATAGATTTAAAAAATGATAGGGCAATAGGTTAACACGTATGTCTTAGAAAGGAAGGTCGTCTACCGTACCTGTCGCAGGGGCTGCGCTGTTATAGGTTGGTTGCGCCTGTTGTGGCTGTGGATTAGCTATATCCATAGCATTGTTAGCCGAACATCTCCAGATTTCTATCGTGGTATAGTTACGCACCTGATTGTCCTTCGTATATTCCACGCCACGTAGGTTAATATCAGCCGTTACGGTCTGCCCTACCTGTAATGTACCGATAAGGTTATCACGTTTGATACCGCACCCGATATATTGCGTGTACTGTCCCTCTGCCACTTCAATTACTACCTTTTGTTCACGGTAGGTTTTGCCGTTGTGGTCACGGCTTGTTGGTTGTTCAACTCTGTGTACTTTTCCTGTAATCTGCATGATATTAATCGTTAAATTGGTTATAAACTATGTTTCCCTCTACTATTTCCGTCAATGCCGATTTAAGGTCACGCAAATTGTTTGCGTAAAACTTTGCGGTAGTTTCGTGCTTCCTTAATTGCTCCTGTGCCTCTGTTGCAAAATACACCGCTACCTGCTTAATTATACGCACACGGTCTGGTAGTTGCTTTTGAGACAGGATTTTTTTAATCAGCACGTCAGCAGGCAATTCAAGGTATTTGCGCAGTTTTGTTACTTCTTCTTTTACCTCTTCAAGTTGTTCTGCGTCCCTTTCGTTCTGCTCCTGTAATTTTGAACAATCCGACTGCGCTTTAGACGATTCTTCAAGTGTCATTCTATGGAACTTCTTTTCCTGTTCCAGTTCTTTTTTTAATTGTGCTACTTCTTTTAGTAGCTGTGAATTTGTTTTCTGCATTGTTTTTGTTTTATGCCGTTAGGCGGGTTAAAATTATTTTTGAAAAGGTAATTTTAATAAGTCTGCTTCGGTTAGGTAGTGGGTGGCGTGCGACTTGATGCCTGTAATGCTATTCCCGTTTGAATATATTACACCGTATTCGTCATCTTCTATCTTCCTCCACTCCACTGGCCACACATGGTCATCAGGGATTGCGAGCATGTCCACTACGGGGCTATCCCCCTTCTTAAAATTCGGTTGGTTGTTAGTT